GGTTGTGGTTGTGGTTGTGCTTGTGGTTGTGGTTGTGGTTGTGTTGATTTTCTTCCAAAAAAACTACTAATTGTATCAAAAAAACCACCTGCTTCTTGATTATTTAATTCATTATTTGTTTCATTAATTAATTCATTATCAAATTTTTCTTCATCTAAACTATCAATTTCTATAGTTTTTGGTGTTACATCTCCATCATAAATTAATTCAAATTTAGCATCATTTATTTTTAATTTTTTATTAATATCAATATTAGTATCAAACTCTAATTTTATTAACGCACAGTTTTTAAATTTTAGTACTTTTTTTAATCCTAATTTTTCTTTTATTAATTTGTCAAAAAAACAACGTAATCTTCCATCGTGTGTAAATATTAATGATGTAATAGTTTCACGTTCATTATTCATTTTATTAAAATATAATATATTAAAATATTATATTTTATTATATTTTTGAGAGAAATAAATAATTAGCGTGATAAGTTTGCACGTACAATCATCAACTCATTACATAATTCAGGTTCATCACCTCTAATGAAATGCATTAATTTAGCAGAATGAGTGGCTAATAATAAAGTCTTTAAATCTTCATTTTGAGAGAATTTAGCATTTAAAGCATCTAATAATATTTTTTTTGATTGATTTTCAAAATTTTGTGGTAATACTACTTCAACTGGGCGTAATAATTGATTTTTTAATTTACCTGTTTTTGAACCAGCAGCTTTAGCCATAACAGGGTCTTTTGATAATTCAGTACCTGACTCTAATGTAAAACTTAAATAAAATTGTGGATAATCTGTTTTGAATTTAGATGCTTGATAATAATGTTCTACAGACGCCCAACGATATCCGTCTAATGTAAATGGTTGTACCCAAAAATTAGACAATTTCTTACGCCATTGCGGTATTGTAGCTAATTGGGAAAATTCTTTAATACGACCTGCTGGTATTTTTTCACCACTTCCTTTACCAGGTAAAGGTTTATCAACTGCTTTAATATAAAATCTAAATACAATAGTATCATCATAATAACCACGTACACTAGACTCGGCTAATTCTTCATAAACTGGTTCTTTTAATACTTTATTTACTGGACTTTTAGATTTTCTCTTAATTTCCATTGATTTTTTAAATTCTTGAAAATCAGGTATTAAAGCAAATGGTCCAGCATTTCTCTCTAAACATTTATCATTTATTAATTCTTTCATTGAATATGGTATTTCACTAAATTTGAAAATATATTTATTTTTATAACTTATTAATTTATAATGATCTCCACTATAATCAAAAATAATATAAAATTCAGGATTAAATACACCACGTTGTTCTAATAATTCATCATTTAGTTGTCCACATTGAAGTACATTTTTTAAGTCATATTCTTTATAATTTTCACTAGATAAAATAATAAACTTTATATTTAAAATACGCTCTAATGTAGAAATAGCCCATGTATCAGCCCAATAATCAGAGTTTCTAATTTTCTTTTTAAATTGTTCTAAATTATTTACATTTTTCATAAATTTATACTCACCTAATAATTGATTTGTTATTTTTTTCTCTTCAATAAGTCGTGTATGTTCTTTCTTTAATTCATTTGCTTGGTTACTAATTAGTAATTGTTCTTGCCTAGAAATTGTAGATGTAAATCGTTGTTTTAATAATAAATATTCTTGTTCTAATTCTTTAATTCGTTTTGTATCTCGTTGAAGTGCTGAATTATACATATTATATTGTTCCCTATAATTTTGAAATAATTGATCGTCGGCTTCATCAGATAATTTTTTACGTATTTTTTGTACTGTTGTTTGTTGTCCTATACTGGAAAATGCATCACGAATAACAGCAAAAAAACAATCACCACCACCTTCATTATCTTGAATATTATAATTATTATTAGCCATAAATTTTACAATCCATAAATCATTTGGATTTTCATTATATTTTGCAGTAATAGAATATGCTTTTGCTTGGTTCTCTTCATTTAATAATGGAGGTAATGGAATTCCTTTATTTATAATAAAAATATCTTCTCGTTCTCTCGGTAATTTATATGGTTCTTGATAAGTTTTTTGTTTTTGTTTTTGCACTTGTTGACGTGACTTTTTAGATTTTAATGTAATTTGTTCTTCAATTTCTTCTAACTCTTGTGCTTCAATATCTTGTTTTTTACTTTCTTCAATTAATTCTTCTGGTGTCTTATAACTTGCTAATGGTTTTTCAGGTATTAAACGCATTTTATTTAAAAAAGTAGTATTACAAAATCCATATAATAAAGGCTCATCTAATTTCTCTAAATCTAGTTCATCATTAACATCATAATAATAATTATAATCAGTTGCTTTAATCTCAAATAATCCTATACAAATAACTTTTAAATTTAATTTGACTAAATATATTGGGTAATAAATAATATTATAATTTTCATAGTTTCTATTTGGATTACCTAATGCTATAATAACTTCAACATTTTTAAGTTCAATTTGATATAAATTAGCGTCAAGGTCTTCATCATTTGGGTTTATTTTCTTTAATTCAGGATAACTAATATTATTATCAATTTGAGATAACACCATATTTTATAATATTATTATTTATTTTTAATTAGATTTGTTATTATATTATGATAATTAAATTTTTGATATAATTACAAATTCAAGGGTGTAATTATATTAAATCTATAAATTAGAGAGAAAATTTGAATTGTATCATAAAGTCTTTATATTTGTTGTTAATAATATAATTAAAATAACTTAAAGAACATCAATAATCTAGCTTTTTGTATCATAATAATAAAGACGTGTAAAACTTTTATTTTTTTATTTTTTCAAGTTGATGTAATTATATATTAGAGCAACGCATAATAAAAACTTATAATATGACTTATAATATAATAAATAATAACAAATTTTAATTTAAAATTGATTTTTATTAAGGATAAATTTGAAATATAAAAGGTGTAAAAAGGTCTAAAATAATATAATAAAAATTCAAGGATTTAAAGAAATGGAATTAAGAGATAATCAATTAAACGCAATTAATGTATCAATATCTAATGACTTTCAATCTGGCGTACATTTTCAGGCTACAGGTGCTGGTAAATCACTTATTGCATTTTATTTAATAAAAGAATATAACGCAAAATATCCAAAAAATAATGTGTTATTATTATGTGAAAAAAAGAACATATTAATACAGCAATTCAATAAATCTAATGAAACTAGTATATTATTTCGTGGATTAACTAAACAATTTAATGTACTTAATTACTCTGATAATAAAATTAAAAACTGGACTATTAGTGTAAATTCATCTAAATATTGGAGTAAACCATGCTTATTAATTATTAATCGTGCTTATTTAACTTTTAACTCTAATTATAATAAAATCAATTTAAAATTTGATTTAATTATACACGATGAATGTCATACATTAAATAATACTACTAAACAATTTTATGACTTTATTAATAATCTTAATCCAGATATTAAATGTATTGGATTTAGTGCTACACCTAATTTAAATACTAAATATTATAATAATATATTAAGTAATTACTCTATTTATAATGCGTTTATTGATGGTATTATTGTACCTCCTAAAATTAAGTGGTTTTCTTGTCAAAATGTATTAACATATGAAGAATATATTGAGCTTAGTATTCCAATAATAGAAAATGAATTAGTTTATAAAAAAATAATTATTTGGTGTGGGATGATTGATGCTACATTAAAAAATGCTGAATTATTCTCTCAAATTTCATATTTTAATGATTATTTAATTTGTATTGATACTAGTTTAAATAATAGTTCAACTATTGGAGATTATAATAATCTTAAATATTACGATTTTAATGCGTTTAATAATGCTAATTCAAAAGCCTTATTATTTTGTGCGTGTAAACATCGTGAAGGAACAGATATTAAAAATCTTGATTGTTGTATGTTTTTAGATAAAGTAGAAACACGAACTAGTCAGTTATTTATACAATCAATTGGACGTGTATTACGAACTGATAAAACTAACACTAAAAAATATGGTGTTATTATTGATATTAAAGCTAAAAGTTCTTATTATATTTGTAAGTCTATTAATAATTATTTAAATATACCTGAAAATATTTATCCATGGAATTATTATTATGAAACTATTAATTATAATAATAAATTTATTAAAATTAATACATTAGAATTAGTTGAAAATAATAGACCTTTATTATGTAATAATAATAATATTACAAATGATTTTAATGATTTTGAAAAAAAATATAATCGAAATGATTTAATTAAATATTTTATTAGAGAATTGCCTAATAACACTAATAACACTAATAATTATGAAGTTTATAAGAAACGCCTTGATTATGAACTTTATTTACTTGAAGAGAAAAACCTAATAATATACTTATTACAAGCACTTGAAATATTAGAAATTACTAAGTCTATACCTCACGTAACACGTGGATCGTGTGGAAGTTCATTAGTATGTTATTTATTAGGTATTAGTCATATTGACCCTATAAAAAATAATATTAAATTTGCTAGATTTCTAAATGAATATAGAAATAATTTACCTGATATTGACTTAGATTTTCCACATAATTTAAGAGAAGAAGTATTCCTTAAAATAGAACAAAAATGGCCTGGTAAAATTGCTATGATTAGTAATCACGTATATTTTCATGATAAATCAGCACTTAGAAAAGCATTTAGAAATGCTGGAATTAATAAATTTATTGCTAAAGACCAATTACAAAGTGAATTTAATAAATTACCAAATCAACAGCGTGAATTTATTAAAAATGAAAAAAATAAACTTATTAATACATTTAATTGTTATTCATTACATTGTGGTGGAATTGTTTTATTTCCTAATGGAATACCACGTGACATAATTATCAATCAAAATAATAATAAATATCCATTAGCACAAATTAAACTTAATAAACATAATATTGCTAGTGATAAAAACTTTAAAATTGATATTTTATCAAGTCGTGCTTTAAGTCAGTGTTTTGAAATTAATAATTATCAATTAATTAATTTTGAAGAATTTAATTATGATGAGAAAACGTTCTCTATGTTACATGCTGGTGATAATATTGGTATTACACTTGCTGAATCACCTTTAATGAGACAAGCATTTATGAAAATTAAACCTACTACACTATATGATTTAGCGGTTTGTTTATCTATTATTAGACCAAGTGCACGTGATGCACGTCTAGAAGTAAACACAATTAATGAAAATGAAAATGAAAATGAAAATACATTAAACTCATTCAATAATCTAACTACTAGAGAATTAAATAATAAATTTATTATATTTGATGATGACGCAATTGATTTAATCGAAAATGAATTTAATTTGAGTGAGGCAGATGCTGATAAATATAGACGTGGATTTGCTAAGGGTTCAAAAGAAGTAATTGAAGAATTTAGAAAAATTATTAGTCATGAAACACGTGAAAAACAAAGGCAATTAATGAAGAAATTACATAATTTATCTAGTTATGGATTTTGTAAAGCACACGCATTTTCATACGCACAATTAATATGGAAACTTGCTTATATGAAGGCACATTATCCTTATGAATTCTGGAAAGCCACGCTTAATAATAATGAAAGTTCTTATAGAAAATGGGTACATTATTATGAAGCTAAACTAGCAGGTGTAAATATACATAATATTATGTTAAAACGAAATGATGTATCTATATATGCTAATGTTAAAAAAAAGAAATTAAATAATTTGTCTAACCAGAACAATTGGCTAATTTTGGCTATTGGATTATGGATAATGATGACTTCTTTCCTGGATGTTATCTTAATTGTGAAAATAATATTTATCATTTTAATGGGATTATTGCCAGTTATAGAATAAAAACAATAACTATTAAACATCAACAAACTAATCAACAAATTAATCAACAAATTAATCGACAAGATAATCAAGAACCTAAACTACATTCTAAAATCAAAAAATCTAATAAACAAGATAATCTACAAGATAATCAAGAACATAAACTACATTCTAAAATCAAAAAATCTAAAATGTTAATTTTATTTATTGGTGTAGAGAAAAAAAAATATATACAAGTTAATTTAACCAATATTAATTATTTCAATAATAAATTTATTGGTATTAAAGGACAAGGTATTTATGAAAATAATATTATTAATTGTAATGATTATAAATTCTACTAAAATTAAAAGTTATACTATTAGTATTATAAATTTATTACATAAATTAAACTTCATACAAATAACAAATTAAACATTCATAATAACATTCTTTTTTAAAATAATTATATAACTCTTTTGTTGAATTATTAAATAAATTTCTAAAACCTAATTTATAATAAAACATCTTTAATTCTGGTTTTGATTTTTCAACTAATACAAATACATAACGAAAATCTAAATGACCTAATTCTTTTAATGCTTTTTTTACTAATTTTGAACCTATTTTCTTTTTGCGGTATTTTTCTAATACTAATAAATTTGTTAATAATGGATAACATCGTGATGAATATTTATCTCTAATATAATTATTTAATTTATATGATTTTATTTCTTCTAATCCATTATAATTTATTGCTAATGAACCTATAATATATGAATTATTACTACGATAATAAGCATTCAAGATTTTACCATTATTTTTTATTTTATTATAGTATTCCATTGTTCTATAAAATAAAATATCTTTATTTAATAATGTCTTTGTTTTCCATTGCCAATTATCATAAAAGAACCTTGAAGTATAAAATAATTGTTCTGATGATAATGGAGTTTTATAATTATCATAAGTTTTTATATTATAAAATGGTAATGTTATAAATAATGATAACATCATCATTTTTAAATTACTTTTTTGATACTAATAATATTTTATTTAAATAATTCAATTTTTAATTTTATTTAGATAATAATCTTCTAATGCTTTATTGGCTAAACTATCTGCTAATTTATTATATTCTCGTTTAATATGTTCGAATTTTATACCTTTTTTAGTAAAATATAAAGTTAAAAGTTTTACATCATTATGAATATCTATTAAATTCTCTGATTTAACTTTATAGAAGCCTTGCATTTGTTTTATTACTAATAAACTATCACCTTTAATAAGTAACTCATTATTTTCATTATGTAAATTTAATTGTAAAGCACATTTAAGACCATAGTATAAACCTGAATATTCTGCGTAATTATTTGTAATATTATTACCTAAATAAATTGATGAACTATCTAGGATTATATTTTCTGAATTTGAATTATCTATTATAATATATCCACAACCTGCTTCACCAGGATTTTTTTTACTACAACCATCAAAATATAATTCATACATTTTTAGAATAATATTACACAAAAAATTGTTTAAATATTATTTACATAATAATAAAAATTATAAATTATATTAATAATATTATTTCTATTATTAATATAATTTATAATTTTAACAACAATAAAATGAATTCATTATTGCCAAAATCAAATTTTTATAGAGAACAAGTTACTTATATACAATATCACGCAAATCAACAAATTAAAAATCAATATAAAAAAAAAACTCAAAATGCTACTAAAAATACTATAAAAAATATTAGTCAAAACTCTAGTAAAAATAATGAATATTATTTAATTGATAATTACTATTATAGAGCCAAAGAAGGCTTGTTTTATTAACTATATAGTTCTTCTACCATATCCATAAATTTGAATAATGATTTATTTGTTAAACTGCTATAATCTTTTATATTTGATGAAGCTAACTTCTTTATTAATTCTGGGATTGAATAACCACATATTAAATATTCATCATCATCTTCATCAAAATCATCATAATATGACTTTGAATATAACAAAGCAATATTTTCAGTTAATTCATCTACTTCATTTTTCTTATTATCTTCTTGTATATAATCATATACTTTCTCTAATAAATTATATGTTAAATCTATTATTATATTTTTGGAAATAACATTATTTCTCATTAAATTTACATAAAATAATACTAACGCTTTTCGTTTTTCATTTGATTTATTTATTAAACAAAATTTATCATAATCTTTTGATGGGTCTACATATTCAATTACTTCAAATAATTGATTAAATTTTTGTAAATTTTCTGTAATTGTAGATTTAAATAATGGAAATTCATTAATTAAATCACTATATAAATCAGCATAAATTTTTGAATAATATTTATTTGATGACGCAATAGAAAATAATATTTCACTTAATTCTGGTAAATCATCTTGATTTATTATTAATAATTCATTAAATAATTGCTCTCTAATGGTTTCATAATTTTTATCTGTTAATTTATTTAATAAACTTCGTAGTTTAGTTATAATACTTTTTTTTGATTGGTTATTATCTAATATATTTTCTTCATATATATTATTATTACTATTTAATTTTGATATTGAATTTGCTCTTAAATTATTCCACTCTTCATCATTATTTATTTCATTTAATTTTTGTTTCTTTTTAAACTTTAATTTATCTAAACTATCAAATTTTTTTTCTTTTTTCTCAAATATAGGAGTTTTTATATAATCTGGTGAACCTACTTGGATTGCTAACTCTTTTATTAAATTTAATGTTGACTCTGGTATTTTATAATTAAAGCCTTCATTTATTATTGAATTAATAGTACTTAAATTATAAATATAAGTCATATTAATTATTATATTAATAATTTATTTTTAAATAATATTTTTATAATATTTTTATAATATTTTTATAATATTTTTATAATATTTTTATAATATTTTTATAATATTTTTATAATATTTTTATAATATTTTTATAATATTTTTATAATATTTTTATAATA